TTGCTTATTAGCAAATTCTTTATTAAACATCTCTCTCTTCATCCCCATCTCTTGGTTAGACATGGCTGCTTGCAGATTCAATCGAGCCTCTTCAGCAGCTAGTTGCTTATTAGCTTCAGACTCTGATTGAGATATAGCTAATTGATTTTTAGCTGCTTGAGTTCCTGCAGCCATCATAGCAGACAGTGCTCCAGGACCTGCATTCTGAGAAGTTATTGCATTTCTTAATGCTACATTCTGATCAATAAGAGATGCTCTTTCTTGATTGTAATTAACTCTTGGGAGAATAGCTCTTGCTGCAGAACCTACAGCCCCAATACCTGATTGAATTTGGTAAGGGTTTAACAGTGAATATCCTACAGGAACTAATTGAGCTAACTGTGGGATAATACCTGTAAATCTCTCTTGTGCTTGATAAGGACTTAAAGGCTCACATCTTCCAGTTGTTGGATTTCTATATGAGTTTGGGGGACAATCTGATGGGGGAGTATATCTTTTCTCAGGCTGTTCTTCAGGCTGAGGCTCTTCAGGTGGGGTATAAGTTGCAATAGGAATTGCATCTTTCCTTTCTGTAGAAGTTAAATAAGCCATTGAATTATGGATAGGCCCTACCTCATCATTAGTAGCTTGTTCTTGTAGAATCTTTAATGCACTTCTATTTATTACAGCTCTTCCATTCTTCTCTGTAGTAATGTGCCCTTTACCTTTAAGATAATTTTTTATTTGCTCAGCTTCACTTCCCGTAGTTGCATTATCAAGCATGTATTGGAAGTAACTTAATACTAAGTCTGGGTCTTTAGTAAATAACTCATTAGCTTGAGTAGCATAATTATCGTGTGCTTTTCGAGCATCATCCTTACTCATTCCAGGCTTATAACCAAAGTATTTACCCCAGTCTGTTTGTGCTATTTTTTCTCTATCTTTTATAGCATTAGAAGATGAGAGCCCCCCTACTTTTTCACTCTTATTTACATAGTCATTCTCTTGCTTTCTTTCAACAGCTGTCCCAATAATATTCTTTTGTCTTTCTTCTATTGTTTCTCCAGTAGTCCCTAATCCAGAGCCAATCAAAGCTCCATGACCTTGAAGAAGTTGATTCCCTACAGCTACATTACCTAAGTCATCAATCTTTCTTTTAGCCCCCATAAAGTAAGTAGGCTCATTATCTCTCTTAGGTCTATCTTGCTGCATTGCATTAACCCCAGAAGCATTAGAGTCTGACCCTTCAGTAACAACAGTTTGATCAGATGGGGCATTAGAGTTAGCTTTATTCTCATCTCTTAATGTTACATCTACAGCATCTGCATTTGATTGAGCATCAGCTGATCCTTGTGAAGTTAAAGGAGTATTGAGGTCTGCTACTGTTGGGATTGTATTAGTATTAGTAGTATTTGAAGCAGGCTGTTCTTCTTGCGAGCTATAGTAATTGGTGTAAGCTTCAATTACATCTGCTGGAACAACACCTCCGTTATCTACGTTATATACTTTATTTAATTCTTCAGCAGCTTTTTCTGCAGTAAATTTAGAAAAATCTATATCTACAGTATCATTCTGAATTTTAGATTGAACAGGTTGTTCTGACGGTGTATTCTTTGCAGCTTGATCACGATTGTAAGTAAGTACATCATTTATATCACCGCTACTAAATACTTCGTTTCCACTTTTATCTGTTATAGAATACACACCAGTATTTGGATCTTGGCTTACTATCTGCTGATCTATAGGGGTATTTAAATCTGCTACTGTTTCTACCTTTGTAGGCTCTGTTATAGTATTATCTTTATTTTGGAAGAACCCTTTATTAACTAATCTTCCTTTTGCTTGATAGACAGTATTTAAATCCTTGCTTCTTGTAATCTCATTATTGTCAGCATCTCTTAAGATGTAATCTCCTTCTGCATTTTGGAAGATTCTATATTTATCAGCTGGACCAACTTCAGTAGATCCTTCATTTAAATCTCCAGTAACATTATTAGGAAGTCTAGGCTCAAATCTTACATACTTACCTTTATCCCTGCCTTCATATACCTTATTATAATCCTCTTCATTCCAATCTCCACTATTCATAGTATACTCTGGATCTCCAAGTCTAGTATCTAACCAGGTGTTGTTACGTCTAGGCCAATAATAACCTGATGTACGTTGTTCTGTGGTACTTAAATCTCGTACCATAGGTCCAGGAACACATCTTTGCTCAGCTTCACTCCATGCTTCATCAGGACCACAATCTTGTGGGCCCCCATTTAAGTATCTTCTAACTCCCCCAGTCTTAGCTATTTGCTGAGGATCTCTCCCAGCTTTTTGCTCTTGCATCTTAGCAAGATCTTGCATAGCATTCTGCTTTTGAACTGCAGGCATATTTGATTTCAAGATTTCTTCGTGTCTTTTAGCAAAGGATTTACCCCCTAACTTAAGATACTTAGAGTAGATATAATCTTGCTTTGCATTATTCTTCATGTACACTTGATCTTGAGTCTCTCCTCCTTCTACCTCAGTTTTAGGGTCTACTTTAATTCCTCCCTGAGCATGACTTCTCCCAATGAATTTAACTGCATCAGTACCAGGGATTTGCTTTATAACTCCCCCCTCTACTTTTCTTACTCCCCCAGTTTTTCCAGAGAAGTAATTAGTAGGCTGCATATTCATATTAGTAGAGCTCTTATACCCAAATCCAGTTTGATTAGGCATTGAGTTAGCTAACATAGCTTCTCTATTTAAGTTCCCTGCTATGAGTGAATCTTCTTGAATTCTAGCTGCAGTTTTCTTAGCTTCTTTGTTTTCTTTCTTTCCTTGCACTACCCCAAATACAGCTCCCCCAACTGCACCAATTGCTGTCCCGTAAGGACCAAACATGCTCCCTAATGCAGCTCCTTTACCAGCAGATTCTAAAACAGAACCAGCCATATTCCCAAATCTTTCTTTATCTGTGACTACTGCTTCATTCTTATCATCAGTCCCTTTTCTAACTAAATACCCAGCTGCTTGTCCAGCTATTCCATATACAGATGGATTTATTCCCCCAGATTGTGGAGGGGCTTGAGTAGTTGGGTTATTTAAACTATTAGTTGCACTCTGCATTACTTTCTCTTGCAGGGTAGGTTCATATCTCCCAAAGTATGACCCTCCCATTTGAGTATCTGGGATAGTAATATTTGTGCTAATTTGTGAGGCAGGAGTTATTGCATTTGACCCAAATGCAACACATTGATTTGTATTAAAATCTCTATAATACCCTTCAGGGCAAGATCGATCTACTCCCCCAGTAAAATACTTTGTCCCCATTAGACTCTTAGCTGAACTAAACATAGAGTTAAGTTTGTTGTCATAACTTTGTTGCTTAGCTGCCTCTGCATCTTGCACATTACCTATTGCACTGTAAGCAAAGTCATTAGCCATATTTTTAGTTATCCCTAGGTTTCCTCTAACAGGGAGAGAAGCTGGACCCCCAGCTCCGTATTTTTTAACTTTTGATAGTTTTTTCATATTATCTTGGAGATATTCTGTAAGCTGCAGACACAGTATACAAACTTACTAAATTTTTTGATCCGTTGTTGCAAATTAATCTAAGTCCTAAGTACTTATCTACAAATTTCTTTTGTTCATACCAAGGTTTAGAACTGTTTATATAACCAGGGTTTACAACCCCTTCTGCTGAAAACATAGGAGCAGATACTGGGGTATAACTTCCGTTGTATGGATTACCTTGTACATCTACCTGCCCATTAACTAATCCTGAAGTATAGAACACACTAGACATATCTCTGAAATTATTAAAGGTCCAATGCCCTTCTACTTTCCTAAGATTCTCTAAGTATTTAAATGTAGTAACCCCTGAGTTTTGGTGAGTATTGTATACATAGTAACTTGTAAATCCAGGGTCAAATATCAGAGCTTCAGGATCTTGAGCAAATGTTTTAGAGATAGTATTAGATACAAATGAGACAGCAGAATAAAGTCTGTTCTCATTTTTCATGCTAGTTGCTCCTTGAATTGACTTTTTAACCTCCCCTGTAAACACACAGTCTACTTCAAAGTTATATGTACTTCCATAGAAATTACCAGGATTATCTACGTTATTGTGTGAATAAATTCCCCCAGGGACAAGCTGTGTACTAGCCCCTACTCCTACCCCTATATAGTTTATAGTGATAGGCTTAAAGCTGTACATAGCAGAACTTGTGAATGGGAGTAGTGGAGATACATAGCTGTGTCTACTAACCCATACTTGAGAATCTGTTGAGTATGATATTGTCCATCCCCCTATATCAAAGTAGTCATTATCCTGTAAAGAAGTTGTAACCCACTTCCCATCATCGTTAACCACCATAGGGACATTCTTCTCAAACTTTGCCTGGCTATTAAAGTATAAAGCTTTAAACTTACTTGATGGGACAAGTTCGTGTTTAGTTATGATAATTCTTTTGAATAAAGGATCATAACCTGCCACAAACCCAAACTTATCTGTTGGGGCATCTGAAGCTACTGATGTATCACTTTCAAATACGTATCCATAGTTCTCAATGTCAAATGGGATGTTATTTCTAGCCCATGTAGTAATCCCTATTTCTGTAAGGTCTTTAATCTCCCCAGCTACTAAGAATATTCTCTTAGATTTTCTAGCTACAAAGACATATCCAGCCTTTGTTACTAAAGCAGCCATCTTACCATTCAGCCCTATATGCCCATCAAAACTTTGTAAGAATTCATCTGGTTCTTGAGCAAATAAATCTCCACTTCCAATATAAGCTTGAGAAGCATCAGATAACTGTACAACTTGTTTACCTTTAGTTCTGTATAAGCTTCTCTCTGTGTGTATATGCAGGAGAGCATTTAAGTTAAATATGTTCTTAATCTCCCCTTTATTTACTGCAAAGTCTTTATAATCTAAAGCTAAGAAGTACCTGTAAGTATCATTAAAGTTCCCATCTAATACAGAGGATCTAATAATCCTGTTAGGGAAATTAAATACAGTTGTTATCCCTTTCCCATAAGGGGTTGTAACTCTGATATCTTGTACAGCTGAGTACACATCTTCATACAAGATATTATCCATCTTAGTTAAGTCACGAAGTGGGGATCTAAATAGAACCTCAGATGCTACGTGCCTGTCAAAGAATACACTAGATGAAACTGGGACTCCTTTCTCCACATCCCCGGAGTGTCTGTAGTTAATGTTATCGTCAGCCTCCACCATAAACTGGAAGATTGTGGCAAATACATTATGATCCCCAGTACTCCAGTTATCATCTGAGTTATCTCCAGATGCTACAGTATCTACTCTTTGTGTGTAATCCCCAGTAACCCACAACACTTTATCATTCCCTGTATACCCCTCTAGCATATTGAATGGGGTATTCCCTCGTATAAACTGACCTTGAGAGTTAGTATTATCAGGGTACTCAGCATTCTCCCCAATCTTAAAGTAAACTAGCTGACTATTCTGAGATGTTATTCTGTAAGAATGCCTTACAATATATGTATCTCCCCCGAATATATTAGGGGAATCAGCCCCAGTATAATAGTTTACAGACTTATTATTGCTATTAGTACCCCAACCAGTTTCTACATCTACATCACGAAGATTCTGATAAAACCCAGTCCATACTAGAGTTTGTGTATCAAATGGTTCAAAGACATTTGTTTTAGCAGAGCATAAGTTAACTAAGTAAACATTTGCTTTGCCATAGTCATTGTTAAATGCTGTAAGATATTCTCTTCCTGTGGACAACCGTCCTGTAATAGTGTTTTCAGGATCTTCAGGAGGGTATATTATATTATTATATATATATCCATAAGGGGTGTATCCCCAAAAAGTTTGCATCCATTGTGGTAAAGATTCAATATCTTCTTGGTAAGAAGCTGCCTCAGGATCTATTGGGACTTTACTTACCTCTATAAAGTTTAATACATTCCAAAGTTGTTGAAACTGTGAATTTTCTACTGAGCCTGAGTTATACCCAAATAATGTAGGTAACCCAGAAACTAATCCGATAGCTATTGAGCTTTCCCCACTAGTGTTAGCTAAGTATGTAGCCCCTTGATATGCAGTAGCTGCTTGATTACTTAAGATAGATAACCCATTTAAGTAACTTGCAGAGTTAGGGGCAATCATAAATATAGTCTGCATAGTAGACAATAAGTTAGCTTGATTAGCCTCAAACTTTTGACCTCTCCCTACTGCAATAGACAAACTATATGGATTACCAATGTCAACCCCTGCTTGGCCTGGGTGATTATATCTTGCTGCTACAAAGACAGTTCCCCACAGTATTCTAGGGCCTTGTACATCATAAGATACATCCCCTTCTGTTAAGTCTCTATTTATCGTATTCCCTAAATCTGGGTGTATCCATATATAATCAGAGTCCCCATGCCCTGTTCTAAATGATGTGTAGAACATACTGTCTACCCCTTCTATTACTGCATCTGCAATTGGTTTTGGACGAACTCCTTTGAATCCCCCATTCCATGCATGCATAGTTGCTATGAACTGGATATCAATGTGGGTTGCAGTAGCTAATGTGTGCTTCTTTCTTAAAAGATTAAAGTCATGAAATTTAAATACAGGCTGTGAAAGATAAGAAGCTTGAGTCCACAAAGCATCATTGTTCAATAACCCTGTGCTATGATGATACCCATCCATCTGCCAAAGGCTGTAGTAAGGACCATATTTAGCATCTTCTTTTGTAGTCCCAATATTAGCAGTAAGATAAGGGGTTGCAGGGTGTGCCCCACTTTGCCCTATGATTGTTTTATCATACTGGTTTCTCTTTGCATAATAAATCTTATACCCTTGTACTTGCTTTAAAATGAATTTTGGGATAGAGATATCTGATAATTTAATCCCTAAAATTCTAATATCTTCTTTGAAATCTACACTGTTAGTCCCCTGAACTGTAAGCCCCGGGGTAGAGAAGTCAACATTGGTTTGTACATAGCTAAAGTTAGAGTTATGGTTAGATGGCATCTTATGGTGCCTAACATTTAACCCCTCTAAAGAAGTTAAAGTATTAACCCCATTTCCATTGTTATCTACTTTCCATATCTCAAAGTCAACTTCATCTGTAGGGTAGAATTCATTTTGATTCCTCCAAAATCCTGTTGTTAACCCTAGCTGAGTACTTGTGTCTAGATATTGATATACCTTAGCATCAGGATTAGAAGCTGTAACTTCAAGCCCATTAAAACTTTGTATTAAAGATAAAGCTGAGTATGCAGAATATGTAGTTAAAGAATCTGTCTCACTTATTCTAGGTATAACAGCTGGGGCATTAGGGTTTAGCACTCTAGCAGCCCTTCCAGGGATATGATAAGCAAATGTTTCACTCCCATCTTTTAATACAAATGAGATGTAGAATGCATAAACTTCTCCTCTTCTGTACCCTTTTTTCTTAAATAAAAAGTCTGGGTCTCTATATCCTCTGTGTGTATTCTGCTGTATAGGCTTGATAACTGTTTGAATGTATGTAGACATTCTCCCTTTATTTACAGTTATATCAGGGATTGAAGAAGAGCCTGGGTTATCAGGGTATACTAGTTGTGCATACCCTATATTTAAATTATAGATATCATAGTGTCTAGGATCAAACTTAGATACAGTCTCTGTAACAGCATCAAGTTTAATGTTATTAGCAAATCTTTGATACCCAATATCTTTTCTTGCAGTTAAATTTGCTAGATAAAGTCTGTTATCTAATTGAGTTATTGCATTAGCTGCTATGAATTTTACTTTATCAATAGCTACTTCAGCTAATGCTGATTGAGCTGCATTCTCTATCCCACTGTAAGAAACTTTTAGTTTAGCTCCAGGGTATAATTTTATAGCCTCTAACTTATTTGCAAATACTGCAGTCCCTATTCTTTGTATAATATAAGGGACTAAATATTCATAATCGTAATTAACTGAGTTAAGATCAATGTTCCAGTTAATTGTTTTCCCAGTTTGTGTTTCATTAGGGGATCCTGTGATAATCTCCCTTGGGATAGTAGTGTCATCATTAGGGACTACATATACTGGGTTAGATACAGTTAGTACGTTAGTTTCTGTAAAGTCTCTATCTGCATAAGCTAATCCTAAGTGGTATGTCCCACTTTCAACTCCTCCCCCAAATTTTATCTCAATGCTTTCAAACTCAGGGATTGACCCTGAATCCATAAAGATGTTTAATACTTCTACGTGTTTAGAAGGGGAGGTATAAAGAAACGTGCTAGGCCCAGATGTAATCTTCTCTAATTGCCTTGTTATGTTAAATACTCTTGGGGGATTGTATTTCTCAATGTACTCGATTCCAGTTGCAGGGTCTGTGTTTATCACATATCTGTTATCTGTAAAGTAAACTAGAATATCCCCGTTAGCTGACACTCTATACTCCCCAGTTATAGGGTAAGAAACATTAAAATCTAAGTGCCCATATTTAGAATCTACCCCTGTAAATGGGTCTTCATTTGTAGTTATATAAAGAGTTTTAGTCTTTTTATTCCCTGTATCAATAAGCAAAATAGCTGATACGTCTACAAATGTTACAGAGTTAGTTATCTTAACTTTTTGTCTACAAGCAAATACTACGATATTATCATCTTCTAATGGAATTGCCCCTACTACACTAACTGGGATTAACTCCCCATTATAGTCAGCTACTATAGAACTTACAAAAGAGTTCCCAACTTCATTAAATATAGCAGCTTTGTTTTGATCAATAACTGCATTTAATGCATCACGGTAGGTGTAGTCAGGCTGGTCAATTGGACCAGTATCCTTAAACATCCCTTTTACAAACTTTAAATCTTCAGCCATTATAGTATTCCGTAGTTAGTATATCTTCCTCTATCCAAAGTTTCTCTAGTTCCCATGTTCTCAAAGAAGTTAGCATGTCTATTCAAGTTAGGGACAAGTCTAACCCACTGATTCAAGAACGATTCGTACTTGTCAATGCTTGGGAAGTTAGAGCTATTTCTAGCTTGAGAGCAGTAAAACTTCCATTTATTATCTGCAAAGTCATACCCAATCCCATTCATAGATGGCATGTATCCCCCAAGCAGCATTTGCTTGTATACATACCAGAATAAAGCTTCTTTAAAGCTGATATTATCTGGGACCATAGGGTAGCAGTCATCATCTATTGGGAAAGCTTTGTAGCTAATGCAAACAGCCCCATCTTGGAATGATGTCTTAATGTAATCCCCATCTATAAAGTAACTAGGTTTGATAACCCCATATAAATTCTTACAATCTTCACAATCTGCACTGGCATGAAATGTAGTTGTAGCATATTGTAAAGGGGTTAAAGGCTGACCTGTATTTAAGTATAAGTTCTCAAGAACCATTACTCTAGCATTCAATGTTCTTAATTGATTATTGAAAGCTATTTTATCATTAGGGTCAGATACAATCTGTGCATTAAGCTCCTTAATTTGTTCAAATAGAGCATCTAACTCATTAGTAACTGATGGGTTAATGGAGTTATTAACCCCTACTTGCTCTAAGTAATAGAGATCAGCAGGAAGCAAAGCTTTAAAATTCTTGATTGTGATGACACAGTTCTTCTGTTCAAGCTGAGGAGCTGACCCAATATGGTCAAGAGCTTCCCCCATCCACTCTACGGCATCGTCAATCCAGTTATCCCCAGGAGGCTTGAGATCTCTCATAACCTTCCTAATTATAGCCTTGCTAGAAATCAGTTTGTAAATCATTGTTAGTTCTCTTTATTGTACCGAGGTACATACTTTTTAAATCTTAAGTAAGCTAAGTCATCTGTATGCAAAAGAGAGGTAAGTTTTTCTTTATTCCCCTTTACCCCTCTTGTAGCATCAAACCTATAGGCTGTCTTATTTTTAACTTTAGCTCTGCTCTTGGTCCAGTGATATTTACAGTAATACTTATCAGTATAGTAAATATGCCATTTCTGGCCCTTCCCAGTTGTGCTGTCGTAAAGCTCTATCCCTTTATCTAATAGCTCTTTCTTGTATTTAGTTGTCTCCCCCCAATCAATCTGTGGGATTCTTGGGTCTCTTTCAACTCTTCTGACTGATAGTGTTCCGAGGTTATTTTGCATATTGAATTCATACCCTAATAGTAATTCTTCAATTAATGCAATGTTGAAGTCAGCACATATATCAGCAAATACTCGATACTCTATTTTATCGTCGATATTTTTTGAGTAGTCTTTAAATACAGCTTTAATTGTTTGTGATTTGGTTTGCATTCAAATTAACAATTAGCTCCCCCCATTTTCTTCTTACCAGCATTAGCCATAGCCTGGAACTTAGACTTACCGTACTTCTTTCTTCCAATAGAGGCAGCAATTGCTTCAGCAGATTCCTCAGACTTACCACTCTTTTTCAAGCCTTTTACCATCTTAGCAAATCTTCCACCACCACCTGGCTCCATAGACTTAGCTCCACCTGTTTTAGCTACATAAGTTTTTGTAGGATATTTTCTATTTTTTCTATCTTCAAGCTTTTTCACTTTGTTTGTTTTCTGCTCAATATATTTCTCAAGCATTTCAGTTCCACCTGGAGTAGATCTGTACAAATCTTTTGGGTCATCTGGGGATTGGTTGTATTCTTTTTGAGCTTGTTCAAGCTTTAGTTTGTTTCTGTTAATCCTGTTAGTAAGCCTAGCTTCACCTCTACTCATCTCGTCACCAGGGCCTCCAGTTTCTTTTTTGACTCTCCCAAAAGAAAGCTCTTTGCTCTCCTCCATGAAAGATTCCTTTTCTTTTTTGGCTTCTTTCATTACTTTAGATTTAAGGTCTTTACCACCTTTTTTATACATGCCTTTCATTTTGTTTTTATTTTTAAATTAGTATTTACCTTTTTTTCTTTTATTAGAAACTCCCCCAAACATCAGTTCTTTAGAGTCTTCAATAAATGATTTATTTTTAACTCCCCCTTTTTTAAATTTAGGGAGTGTATCATTTATATTAAATTTAGGAGTCGGCTTCATTGCTTTCAATGATGGGGGTCCTTCTGGGTAGTTTCTATCCCCATATTGAGCAGGTTCTATTTTTTGATTGCCTATAGTGGTATCCGGGGTATAAGTCATTGGTGTCCACTTCATAGGACCTAATGAAGGTTGCTCATTAGTATTAGTAGCAATTAAAGAAGGGGAGTTAGGGTCTATGTACTCCATATTTTTACCCCCCATTGTAGCTCCCCCTAAATCAGTTTTTTCGTAACCCCTAAACCGATTCCCCATTCTTTGGAAAAAATTATAAGGCTTTGAACGATCTTGTATAATAGTCTTTTCCCCAGTTTTAGGGTCTATTACAAGTTTATCAGGGTATCTAGCATCTTCTAAAAAGTTAGCTTTATCTGCATCTGCTCGCCCCATTACTTCTAGTGGAGGTGGTTTTTGCCCAGACTGTGTATCCATTCCCCCCATAGATCCTCCTCCGTTTCTTGTCCATGCAGCTGCATCTCTACCCCCCATTTTATCTCTACACTCTGGGGATGTGCAACCTTGTTTATTTCTTTCCTGAGCAGCTGCACTACCTGGGGCTATGTACTGTGGGGAAAACCCACTTTTAATCCCAAGAAGTCTTCTTAAAGCACCTTTTTTTCTTGGGGGGTCTTCAGGACCTCCATCCCCATATTTTTTACTTTTAATTTTAGCTTCTTGTTCAAGCATCTCTTTAGTAGGGGGATTACCAGAGCCTTTATTTGCCCTGATATTATCCCACAACCCTCTTTGACTATACGAGCCGTCAGCTCTTTTAAGCATTTTCTTCATTGTCTTGTAATTTTTTATCGTACATGGCTCGTTGTTTTCTAGCAGTAAGTGCTCTTTCTATATTAAACCAAATAAGGGTTATACCCCCTATTATCCCAAGTGTCCAAGTTATCGAGTTAGATAACATTGCCCAAGTCCAGCCTGCCCAAATAGCATTAAGCCCTACCCATTCTAGTTGATTGTCGTGCATTTTTAGTTTTAAAGTTGACATTAGTATTATTTCCAGTTAGAACAGCTTCCGCATCTCCAAATCCTTAAGGACTTATTGATTCGTGATTTTGGGTCGTTTGCAGTTTTTGATGACGTTAACTTACTTTTCATCCCACACATCCTACTACAGAATGAGTTACGTCGTTTCCCACCTTGAGGTTGTGGGGCACCAAGCTTAGATCCAGGGTGAGATGCTCTATAAGATGCTCTCCCCTTTGCATTTAATCCCCCTTTTGGGTTCTTCCCTTCTGATCGTTGCCATGCTGGAGTTGCCATAGGTACAAAGTTAATTAATTTTTATTCAGATTGTTGAGTTTGTCCCCCAATTTGTGGGGCAGCAGGTGCCATATCTTGAGTTCTATCAGCCGTTTGGTCTGAGAATGTTCCAGTAAGCAATCTAAGCTCCCCAGACATTAAGCCTTGAGTTACAGCTTGTACCATATCCATAGGCATTGGGAATGGAGAACCCCCTGTATAACAAGGGAGACCAGAGCAGTCTGAAAATTCAGCTACTTCTTCTGGGTTTTCAAATATTCCTCTAATGTTTATTGTGTCTGCCCCTTTATTATTGAGAATGTACATATAATCCTCAATCATGTAAGCTTTAGCATTGTTCTTAGTGAACTTATCAGCTGTGATATAAGCTACTTCATAGGGCTTGATTAATGGGATACGTCCTGTGCCTGATACGTCCCCTACATAAGTAATAGCTTCTTCAAAATTAAACCTAACTGTACGTGGAATTTTCTTTACACTTCTCCATGCTGGGCATCCTATTGTAATCCCACAGCATTTAGATAAGTCAACTTTTTCAAGTTCAACACATCTTAAATCTTGCTCTAAGTGTCTGGTTACTAAACCATTTCTGGCATAGTCTCTTCTGATGAGCATAGCACGATAGTGCCTAATATTGAACTTAATCTGATCAATAGTTACGTATTCATCTTGAGATCCTCTACCCCCTCTAAAAGCATTTAAGATATTGTATGCAATTTCATCAAGCGTCATTTTTGAATGTATTAATTCCCAATTTTTCTATCATTTCTTCCTTGGCTTTAACCAAGTCAATACACTTTTCATATTCTTCTGTTCCTTCAAAATACTTTATCATTAGGTCTGCAACATTCAAAAACTCCTCTAACTTTTTAGGGTTAAAGGGGAAGAGAACTACTAACTTGGCTTTAGTTAATTCTGCTAATGTGTTCTTATTAGTTATTAACTTATACCCGTTATTGTAGCAAGCATCTATTGATGCTACTTTCTCAAAGAATTCGTCCATTGTCTGTTCGAACTCTTCATCAAATTCATCATAATCGTCCATTACAATGTTGTTTGTAGGTAGCCTTCAAGTCCTTTAGTCTTACCCCATATAAAGGCTTGACCAGTTCTTAAGGCTTCGTATCCCATTACTCTGTGCCAATCATCATTAGCACAGATGGAGGGGATAAATCTTACTTTAATTCCACGATATTCATTTACCATTTCTTTATGTAAGTGCCCACAATGTACTTCCCTAATACTGCATCTTGCAAACATTTCTGGTTGCTCAGTTGCCATAATCAAAGGCATATCACTAGGCTTTTCTTTATCCCCGTGAGTATACATTAACATGTTTACCCCGTACTCTACATACTTTCTAGAGGAGATGTCATTATCAACAGTAACATTCTTATCATTATGATACCATCCTTTTATGACATCCCCTGCATAAAACATTCTTTCAAAATCATGATTTCCCTGAACTACTACTACATGAACTGGGGCTTTTCTTTTTAAGAAGTCAATTGCAGCCATCATTAGTTTGCAGTAGCCTCTAAAAGATTCTCTCCACCCAGTTGAATCATGCTGTGGGGTTCCTTTAGTAGTTGCAAGTCTCATGCCCTCAGAGTTCATCCCATCATTCCCTATAGGGAGGATAAACTTCTCAATGTTTAAACCTTTAGCTTTATCAACTAAGGATTGAACAGTGGCCATGAATTGATACTCCATTGCTTCTATAGAAAGCTCAGTTAACTTTCCGTAGTGTATATCAGGAAGTGAGATCTCGTAAGCTACTAAGTCACTCTCATTTTTAGAGATATAAGATTGTTTGAAAACTGATGGGGAATACCCTCTTGCAAAGTCCTCAATTTCTTTCTTAAGCTCTTCAATAGAGAAATCATTATTTTTAGTTACGACAGAGAACCGTTGTTCTCCTCCCATTGTTTGCCAGTATTTAACTGACTTTACATCAGAGTTATTGATATTGTTTTTAATCAAAAACTCTTCGTAGTCTGTAAGATTGTCATTAATATTGACGTTATCTTTATTTACTAACTTAGCTAATTTTAAAGCTTCTCTTGCTGTCTCTTCATCTACTTTAAAAGTCTTGGCTATTACTGTAACCCCACTTTTAAGATATCCCTGTTTTAAATTTAGCTGGTTTATTAAGGATTTTAAATCCATGTATTAGTTATTAAGAGAACCAAAGGTCTACACAAACTTTATAATACGGGGTGTATTTTAAACTAGTTGGGTTGTAAAATACATCAATATCAATTTTTCTAAATATAATATAAGATGTAGTTCCTCCACATGCTGTTAAATATGCACTAGATATATCTTGCAGTATTCCACCTACTGAAATATTTAAATCAGCAGAACTAACATATGGAGTTACTAAAGTATAGTCTGATCCAACATATATGTACACCATCTCTTCAAGCCCTGCAAATTTTTGTGCCCCATAATATGATAATGTGGACGCATCCATACCACTATAACTAGAACCACTCCCATAATACCCTCTCCCATTCCATGATGGGAAGTCAGAGGAGATAGAATTTGATTTACCTACTCCTTGTACTATCTCGTTAAGTAAATTATCAGTAGTTGTATTGTAAGCCATTATTGTATAATTTTAATAAGTGTATCTAACTGATCAGCTGAGATCTCCTCAGGGAGATTTGTTTCACTGATTGTTTTAAGTTCCAATGTAGCCTGCTCATCAAGCTTAGCATTTACTTCTGCCATCTGAGCTTTTCTTTTTTCAATAATCTCAGCATGTTCTTCTTCAAACTTTTTCAAGCCTTCTGCATCTTCAGCTTGAATAAACTTCTGAGCTTCTAGTGAAAGGTTAATAAACTCTTCACTTGGGAGGGCCATAGTCTCTAAGTGATCAAGATGATCTTTGATAACTTTTGAGTTAATGACTACAGCTTTTGCATACTTAACTCCTTTTGCAGCTCTGGTCTCATTCAAGACTTTAAAGATGTTAAGGAATTCTCTGTTGGTTGCAGTGATATGCACTCCGTACTTTTCTAATTTTTGTACCATGTTCTAAATTATTATTTGGTTTTTGTTTGCTTATTCTGCAGTTGCATAGACTCTAATCCATGCATCTGTTCCGTTTATCTTAACTTTAATTGCTCCAGTCTTAGCAGCAGCTGATGCTGTTGAGCTAGACAAAGAGCTGGCACTAGCTGCTCCACTAGTCCCTACAAAATTAATAAATGATTCATTAGTATCAAGCTGTTCAAGCTCTACAACTGGGAGGTTAGCACTAGAATCTGTTTGAGTTACATCTAAAGGAGCTGATGGACTATTATTATTTATCCCAACTCTTTTAGTTGCCCCAATCATAGTCATAATATCTTGAAGAGTTGCTGAGCTGTTATATCCGTAAAATACAACATTTCCAGCTGAACCTGTTCCATCGTGATTTCCTGTGTAGAATGCAAGACCTCCGGCTTGATTAGCTCCTACACTATCTCCACCGAGGATTCTAACTCCACCCCCAACACCTGCAGAGGATACTCTGCTTCCACCTTGAAGAACTAAAAGACTAGTTCCTGATGATGAGTCAGCTTGTTTAATATATTGTGTAACTCCCCCTTTTAAGTAAATATCTTGATTTACGTTTAAGTCCCCTGTAAAGAATGAACTTGGGGTTGAGCTTCCAGCAAATACTCTTCCTGAGCTATCTATTTTAATACCTTCATTAGCTCCATCCCCACTTAACCATCCTAGATTGTAGAGGTTGTATCCTCCCCCATCTACGTTTGAGGTCATTGTGCTTAAAGCAGCTGCAATAGTTATAGAGCCTGCCCCATTTGTAATTGTTACGTTAGCTCCTGCAGTTAATGTTGCAAGAAGTGGGGACAAACCTGTTCTCCCAATAATGAGTTGGCCATTAGTAGCAGCCCCTAGTGCAGTAAATGCTCCAGTTCCATTACCAAGGATCAAAGAATTTGCAGTTAATGTAGAAGCTCCAGTGCCTCCGTTAGCTACTGGGAGGATACCTGTCACATCAGTTGTTAAGGTTACAGTAGATAAGAAGGCAGATGTGGTATTATCACAGTTAGCTAAGTCTATATTAGCCTCATTAACCTGCAAAGTAATGTTGTTGCTAGCTGTAGCAACAGTCAATAAGCTATTTAAAGACTTAATCCCTTTAAAATTAAGGATATTCTTGTTTGTAATATTGACAAACAAAGACTCACTAGACGTCCCTAATGTATTCAAGGTAGGAAAAAAATCCTGAGCTAGAATTTTATAGTTAGTAGGGGTAGTTGTATTAGCAATGAGGAAATAATCGTTAGCTCCTACACTTGTTTTTGCTAAACTTGTTAATGCTGAAATCTTTGCCATGTTATTCGTACAATATATCGGAGTTATCCTCCATAGTTATTATAGTTGTTCCGTCTTCCCCTTCTACTCTTCTTATTGGAGTTGTAGGAGCTACTGCATCCGGGGGTGATGTAATGATACAATCTCTACAACTCTTCTTTATATAGTTTAAGAAAGTCTCTAGATATGTATTAGTATTAAGTGGGGTAAAGTTTATCGAGTCAGTGAAGTCATATCCTTCAATGCTTTTACCATTAAAGATACATTCTAATGCATCTCCTGTTTGCTGGTCATACTTTTGAAGTAAGTAGTATATTAATTGAAGCTTACTTAGTTCAATAGTAGAACATTTAACTCCCCCTTTAATTTTATATAGAAAGTTAGTGCCCTTATTTGCAAGACACTCCTGGAGATCTGTTACGGTATTTGAAAAACCTACTGGAAATAAAGGTTTAGCTAGATCGATATCGGAAACATCATAGATATTACCTCCAGTATTAGTCCAAGCACCAGTACTTACTTGCTCTGGACTTGATGAATTTGCTTGTGCAAAGCTATTCCCGTCTAAAGATTCAAATGTCCAGTCTGCTCCATCGTAGTAAATTTCAAATTGAATGTCATTTACAGCAAATTCATAGTAGTCAGACCCATTTAAAAGAGAGTTTGTCCCTACAGTTACAATGTTAATGTCTCCTGTAGCAACCTCTTCTAGATATATTTTGATGTAGGGGGATGCCATCTTATTTATTAGCAGCCACAAGCACAAGTTGCGGTGCAGAAATCTTTTGCTTTGTTGTATTTAGCTACTGCATCAGTTATATTGCTTTGTGAGTAAGTAGAATGCTTAGCTGATACCACTAAAAGTTGAACTTTTTCAGCTATTCTTAAATCATCATCACATTTATCACATTCACATGTGCAGTTAATAGCTGATTCCACTAGACTTGAAATGCAGCAGTCTATTTCACACGTAGCTACAATGTAATCACTATCTCCGTCTACTTCTGATATTGTTATAACCCCATTAAATGACCCAACCCCTTCTACTGTTGTTGCATCAAGGACCCACAAAGTTGTAGGATCTCCACTATCTGAGATAGTTTCAAGGTATTCAGTTTCAGTTATTGAGTTGTAATAACTTACATCAACAGTTGCAGCCATATCACTAAAAGTGACTGTGATAGTATCACAATTAGCAGTCAGAGTTATTGAATCAATTGTAGCCATAATTCAAGGGTTAAAGATAGTAAAAAAGTAGGGGAATTGCTCCCCCTACTTTTAAATTAATTTTAGATTAGAATACTTGTTCTTTATCTGTACCGCCAGTGTAATCAAATACAGTAGCAAAGTCAGTACCAGTTGCTTCTGCAGCATAAGCTAGTGCAGTAGAGCTAGCTCCAACGTAAATTTTAACAGTGTTCAACTCTCCTGCACGAGCAATACCTGTAGATGAAGGCCAGTCATGCTTGTATTGAACTTCGATTACATCATACTTATACCCGGATTGAGCAAAAGTTGGGAAATTGTATGGGAAGTACATACGGTTGAAGTTTCCGTAACGAGCACGTTGAGCTTTTTCATCAGACAATGCAATTGCATAGTTTGAAGTAGCGTTAGTACGAGAAGCAGTAACAGTACCTACAGCACCTGACTTATCAGAATACTGAGAAGTAATGTCAAACTCTACTCCATAGTGACGAGCAGTAAGAACTAACCCTGAGCTACCGCTATCAGTAGCAGCAAACAAAGCATTAAAAGTCTTGTTGCCAATGATTGCATTGTACGCAGCTGTAACCAAAGCAGTCTCAGAACCACCATGTACTGATGCAGCAACTTCAATATTGAAGATCATACGACCTGCAGAGAAGTTACCAAGCAATGGGAATTCATATCCACCACCAGACAAATCTACTGCAGTACCATCTTGATAGTAGTTAGCATAAGCTGTAGGAGCTGTACGAAGTGCAATTCTCAACATTACATCTTTAGTGCTTGTTGGTGAACCAAAGTCAATAGTTTGAGTTGCTCTTGTAGGAATTACCGAAGTCCATTCTTTGTAGTTAATTCTTACAATATTTGCTACATCAATAATTGGGGTAGCAATTGGATTGCCAGAAGGCATAGTTTGCACAATTTGAATACGTTTCTTTGTGGTCAAAGCTGCGTCATCATCATAAGTGCTGTTATCCACATCCCACACACCCAACTTAGAAGCTGTAACAGCTGCTGTGTTGGCAAATGTAGTAGTGTCATACATAGCAGGATCGTTAATTACGAATACCTGATTTAAATTTTGAGGTGCCATTTTAATTTAGTTTTAGGCAGTTAAACATTGATTTTAATTACTCACTTTCAAATGTTTCCATTGATTGTGATTGATACCTTTGGGATTCAATACCCTCAAGTATACTCTTTATAGTCATCTCTACAATTTCAGGGTGAGTATGTTCTGGGAGATCAGTCCCCAACCCATCTGTAATAGATACTTTAGCTGGCTTTTTAAGGTAAGTTAAATATACCCTAGGCACTACAAAAGTATTATCTGTGTAGATAGCTACGTAGTTTTCTGATACTGTATATAATGGGGAACGATAATCCGTTATGTTAAACGGGTCGTTCATCATATAAATAATGTCATCGTGTTGTGCAAACTTACAGAGGCTTATTCTGTTTGTTGCATCTGGGGCAGTTCTTTGAGATTGAGTTATATTTTTACGTTCTGCTTGTATTAAAAATACATCAGTAGAAGGATCATTGTTATATCTCCAAGTTAGCCTTACATACCCCCCGTCCAGTAGTTCCCAGCCACCATTTTTTAAATTAATAAAGATATGGTTAGCATCTATAAGAGGTGATGTAGTTGATACTTGCAAAGTATTTGTTTCGTAAGGAAAGCCTTCAGCTGGCTCATACGACCCTAAACTTGCATTATAGTTATTAATATCCCTAAGAATGTCTAAAGTAATCTCTGCCCCTGCCCCATTAGGGTTATTAATTAAAGATGTCCATGTACTACTTGCTGAAACTTCAAGGTTAACCAGTGTGTAACCAGCAGCCGGGGGAGTTAAATCTACTTTTGTCCCATAGAAATAATAGTTCTCTAAGTATAAAGTCGGGGGAGTAATTTGAGAGTTACATAAGTAGTAAACATCTGCTTTAACAGATATTAAGAATAGATAGTCTAGTGGGATAACTCCTTTATCTATGTAGATATTAGAATTATCAGCAGTGTAGATATACCCCCCAGTAGAATCGTATTTATACCCTTCATTAAAGGTGTTCATACTTTGATCTACTATCAAGTTTCTAAGGTCATCTATCCTTTTTTGAGATTGCTCAAATCCTCTCCCTACTCTATTAGATAGTTGAGAGTATCGTTGTTTTACAAATCTTAAGATAGCTAGATTTAACTCATGGTCTATCTCTTGAGGTAAAAGAGTGTCAACCTGGAAGGATGCAATCTTTTGCACCCCCAGGTTAACAGCTATATGCATCTCGTTTATAGTCATCTATCAAATTAAGATACTTCTTTGAGCCTTGCTCTCATCACGTTTACTTGTCCAGAATTCTTTTTGTTCTTGAAATAAACAATTGCATCTTTAGTATCTTCCCCGATTGTTTCATCTTCGAAGATTAACTGATTCCCAATTTTACGTAGGATATCTTTTGCAACCATCTCCTCAATCTCTGCTTGAATGTCAAGGTTGGTATCCAGGCAGTATTTCAAAAATCTTTCTGGGTTACTTGTTTTATAGTCGTACAAGGTATTCTCGATCTCCATTGTAGAAAGTCTTTCAGGATCTCCCTGAACTAGAACTCTCAATAACATCTTCATTCGATTGACGTCTCCAGTAAGTTTGATAAACTCTTTGTCAGCGTCTTTCTTAACCTGCACTTTAGCATTTTTCTTAAGAAGGTCTTTCTGAGGATCGTAGATGTAAAATCTTTTGTTTGCATCCGTCTTCATTTCTTCTTCAGAAATTGCTACTTGCTTATGCTTTAGGGCCCATTTCCAATAGATATAATCCATTGCACTTATTGGGGTTCCGTCTTCATAAGTACCAATGTTCAGCTCTACTCCCTCGAATGGCACTTTTAGTGCTAAGCTAGCCCAAAAGTCTTTGGTTTTAGCTGGCCAATCTTGGTGTCCTGCTGGAACATCAATAATCCCTTTTAACAATTTTTCTTCTTCTTCTCCATCAACTCCTTTGAGTGGGAGACGGTCAACATAAATTGACCCTAATTTGATCCTAGCTCCTGCTCTGATCTCTTTTGGGAGGTGGTTTAAGACCTCCTTTCTTCTAATAATAATCTTCTTCTCCATAATTAGTTCTTTTTATTAATTAATCCTAGGGTAAAGAATAACCTAAGTTTTATGTTTAAAAAGGGGGGAGTGGATACCCCCCTTTTATTGCAAACCAAACACAAATTACGATGCAACACACTGCATGTCCAGACTAGTATCGAAACGACGAAGTAAGATACCAGCTGTCTTCAGCATGTGAACAGAAGCACCGTCAATGTCACTTGCACGAGTGTCGGTTTCAGTAAATCCTTTTGGGACAACTGAACCTGCTACACACCAGCGAAGCAATTCACGACCTTTTTTATTTACCATCTGAAGGTTATTTTCACCATCATAAGTAGATTGGTCAACAAACACCATACGGTAAGATTCCAATGGAAGACCAGATACTGGGTGCTTCTTAGAAGCTTGAGCCACAGGACCGTGATCAAACAAAGGAGACTTAACTACGTTAACGTGGTGACCATCTACGTGTTGGTAGCTAGTGAAGTAACCAGTGATTCCAAGGTTACGACCGCTACCAGTGATGAAGTAAGGCTGAGTAGTCTGAAGGTAAGTGTTTGCACCATAGTATGATTTAAATGCTTTGTCGAATTCACGAGCACCACCAATACCAGTGTACAAAGTAACTTGCTTGTCAGTAGCATCAGTCATACCATAGAACAAATCCCCGATAGTCTCCTCAAGTTTAGCTTGAGTAAGAGTAGAGTAAGTGTCTTTGTTGATGATCTGCTCAAGCAAACCAGGACCAGAAATTACAGGTTGACCATTCTCATCGAGCATAGTAGAAGTACCATTAGCATCGTGAGTTTTCTGACCATACCAGTAGTACATTTCACACTCTTCTTTGAACTTAAGCATGTGACGGTACTCTTCGTAATCCATCCACAACTTAGTCTTAGAACCTTCTTTTAAAGGAAGTTCGAACTGGGCTACATAGTCTTTAGCATTTCCAGAGAAGTGGTAAGACTTACGTACAGTACCAATCTTAGAACGAACAAGACCTGGGGCAGTCCAGTTAGAAGCATTACCACGTGAGAAGTCAATACCCACGTTAGCATACAACATACCCCACAAAGCACCTGGGCTGCAATCTGCAATAGATACAGAAGCAGTGTCAGGAGATACAATTTTCAAAGTGTATTTCCAACCGCTACCATCAGCAACTGGCTCGTTCATAATACGAGCAAGAGCACCAGATTGTGATACCAGTGTGTAAGGGAAAATGAACCACTTATCAGGGAAGGTAAGTGTGAAAGCAGAACCACCTGCTCCAACTACAGCTGCAGGAGCTGCAGAAACAACAGGACGAACATTAATTTCGTGAGTTTTAACACGATATTCGTACTCAAAACGGTCAATTGAACGAGTATTTCCTACACCTTCAGTCAAGAAAGACAGAGGGAATTTTTTCTCTTCACGACCAGCCAAATGAGTAATGATTGGAGATAACTCCGCAGGACGTTCCATAAGAGCATTGGCCAACGAGTTACTGTCGGTCATTTGTGCATCATTATAGTACGTCTTAAGTACTTGCATTAGTGCCATGATTATTTAAATTTTAAAAGTTAATTGTTGTTTGTTATTTATTCAAACAGCTTCTTTATATCCACTTGGTCGGGATCAAATTTCTTATTTTTATTCTTTTCAGTCTTAGCATAGCTCCGAACTCTTTCTTCATTTCGTTGGATTTTATCTCTAAGACTTTTTACACTTTCAGTTTTAGCTTTTGTTGTGATGATATCTTGCAGATTCATTTTCTTATACATAAGATAATCAATTGCAAGTTTTACATCTACATCAGAGTTAGCATAATCCATATCTCTTCTGGTTCTTCCTGTCTTGTCTACAGGTTCAGATATATAATCAAAGAACTTTCCTTTCTCTTTTTCTGGGATTTTAATGCCTGCAAAGCCTGCATTCTCATCAATCTTAGCTGCTATTTCTTCCCAGAATTGTTGCTGCCTTTGCTCTTCTTGTTTTTGAAGTTCTCGTTGCTGTTGTACAAGTTCTTCACGCTGTCTGGCTTGAACGGCTGAGAGTTGTTTTTGAGCAACGACTGCTTTGTCATACAATTTTCCTGAGTCTTCGTAGTCTTCGAGCATGTCTTTGATGAATTCGTCATCATGGCCCTTAGTTTTGAAATACTCTGCAACAAAAGCTTTTTGAGTTCTTGTATCATTTTTATTAATTTCGTAATTAGCATAATCTGAGTTAGGGTTGTAAGCCTTAAAGAACTGCTCAGAATCTCCCCCAGCTAATACATAATCTAAATGCTTTTGTACAAGTGGGAACTGCTGGAATAATTCATTGATTTGATCCTCAGCAATATTTTGAGCAATATCTTTTGTGAATTCTACAAGACCTTCTTCAGTATCTGCATATTCAGTTTCAAGTTCGTAGCCTAATGCCTTTGCAATAGTGCCTGCTACTGAGGAGTCGGTTGAGTCTTCATCATCTGAATCCTCATCTTCATCCTCTTCTCTATCTTTTCTTCTATTAAACGAGGGGGATTCATCTTCATCATCATCATTATCATCATTATTATCATCCTCTTCGTTTACGTCTTCATCTTCATCTTCATCAGAGTCAGAAGCGTTTTTTAATTCTTCATCTTCTGCGTTTGGGGTTTCTTCTTTCCCTTCTTCAACAGAAGCCAAGCCATCCCCAATGAAATCGTCGAAGGTGATGTCTTGAATACTTAATTTTTGTTCTTTGGTTGCCATATATACAAAGGTATTGGTTTACATATGATTAAAAAGTATAAATTTATCTTTTATACTTAGCTTTATTGTATAGCATTTTCCAATCAGGTAGTTATTTAGGTGTGTTTGGTTTAACTATTAGATCATAACCGCCAATATCATTTTTTACTTTACCTATCTGTCTAAAATCAAGACCGGTTCCTATTAGTTCTCTTTCTTGCGCTACCTTTGAATTAGTTCCTAACCACGACGCAAAATCTTTTGCGCTATCATCTAAATGTCTAAAAACATCTTCAGAAGGAAGATCATACTGATTAACTAAAAATTTGTCCCCCAACTGTTTAGAATATCTTCTTGGTATAACTACTCTATTAATAGATCGAGCATAACCTGCAGGTTGCACACCTGCTGTAAAAGATGTGGGTCTATCTCCAAAATTTAATCTACCTTTTTCTAATTTAGCACCTAAAGCACCTGGATGGTCACCAAACATTCTTGTTAGCACAACGTCATCACCAATTCCTGCCCGATATTTATTAATGATGTTATTTAAATCTTGTCTTTTTTTTGCATTAACTAGAGCTTGCTCTGAAGTAGTCCACCTTAAATCTCTTCCTGTAAATGGTCGACTATTATGTTGATACTCTATAATTAATGCTCTTTCCTCAGGTGCAAGTTTACCACTATTAAGTAATGATCTAAACATATCATCAGATGCTGATTGAGATAAACCTACAGCTGGACTTTTCCAAGCTTTTAAACCTAAATCTGTTAAAAAAGTCTCTCCTGTTGCTATTCTATCATAAGTTTTTCCTATGTTAGTTAAACCTCTGTAACCAGCACCTAAACCTTTTCCTAAAGCTGGATATACACCTGTTCCCACAAATCCAAGTCCTGTGTCTAACCCTCTGTAAAGCTTATCCATTAAGGGTGCATCAGAACCATAATAACCTGTTGAGACATCATTACCAAGCATTGAAGCACTACGAGCTCCGAACCCTGCTGTTAAAGCATTACCTAAAGTAGCTCCTGGGATCGTTGTAGCTCCTATACTTAAGGGAGTATTAAGTGCTGCTCCAACATAAGGTGCTGCCGCAGATGCTATAGGGGCAAGTGTATATGCACCTAGAGCATACTCTACAGGACCTAAAACAGGAGTAATAGCTCCCGATGGTGGAAGTTTCTTAAGCTGTTCATTTTGCTCTTTCTCAAATTTTATATCCTGAAGCTCTTTATTTAATAGTATCTCAGATGAGATAGGACTATTTCTTTTTGCGTCATCATCTGCACTAGTATACATTAAAGGATCCATCACAGTAGATACATACTCTCCAGTAATATAATCATATCTTTTACCGTCTGGGGTTGCCTGGGTTATTGATTTAAGTTCATACAAACTACCATCTCTGTTTTTTAGCCAGCCCTTAGATGATATGCATCCATATTGTGGGTGATAAATTTGACCAGGAGGACATTCATCAGTATTTCCACCATTATCATACTGATTTAGCCACTTTGCAGCTCCTCCTCCAGTAGCATACCTATTAATTACTTTAGTTCTTAACCCCCCTTTTATATATTGCTTTGGTCTCCCTGTATTCCACTCATACAT